CACCGTAACTGGCTTTTAATATATCTGCAATAGCCCATACTACCGATTGTGTGGCCGTTAAAGACGACCAACCCGTGGTAGGGTGCCATTTAGATAACTTGCGCGTGACAAGGCAATTAACTTTACGTGATGAACGGCTAGATAAATTATCCGTCGCTTTCATTTTAACAGCAATAAGCGTAACGTCACCGTAGTCGATAGTGTCTGTCAAATACGCTTTTGCACCTGTCCATCTTATCTCATCAGCTATAGTGGTGCTTGAACTTTGGTTAGACGTTCGTTTAAGTCTAACCTCATAGCGTGCGCTTGTAGACATATCGTATTTATATGTTTTGCGAATTGCAGAATTAGTATTATCAGTGATAGTTTCTGTTGCTAAAACAATCCAAGAACCAGATGAATTACCATCATCATCAACTGCTCTCGCTTCTATTTTAAAAGTAACCGACTGATTATCAAGACCGCCTGAGCTGTTGATTGAATATAAACCTCCTGGCAACACTACGTCGATGGCTATTTTATCGGCAGTTGTTTCAGCGGGATTAATAGTAAATGGCCCCACATAAATATCATCAACGTTGGGTCCTTTTAGTTCTTGGCTAGATACTTCTAGCGCAGTTACTACATTGCTCTCAAATAATGTTATACTACCGTTAGGCTCCACCTTTTGGTAGGTTACTTCGTCAAAATCGGCAACCGCGGTGTCATCTATATTTACATTGTGCAACTCATAAGAACCTTGACCTATTATCATAAGGTGGTAAAGATATTGTTCATTATTTATATACTCTGAATAAGGTTGAGTTGCAAAATCCAGATATATTAAATGTTTGCCGTACACCACTGGTATAGCTTCACCTAATCGCGCTACATTGCCCCTTGCGGATAATGAATAAGTAGGACTAGGCGCGGCTAATTGGTTGGCTTGGTCGGTAGACGGTATAGTAGGCACGCCTAATATACCCGCCCCAACAATACTTAACGCTGCACCAACGCCCACAAGTGATACCGCCATAACACCGCCGGTAAATAAAGCGCCCGCCGTCATTAATGCTAGGCCGGATACTGCAAGCAGTGGATTTTTACCACCACCTCTACCACCGCCTTGTGGTAGTCGTAAAAATACAACCATATTGTCCGATTGTATGATAGTGTTAGACCATTGACCACGTAACAACGGCTCACCGTTAAATACACATATAACCGCGCCTGATAAGACGCTAGGGTTATCATCTACCCAACTTTGAATAGTTATGCCTGGTGTAATCTGCTCAACTTGTTTATCGTGAGCAGGATTAAGTGGATTATTTGCGCGCACAATAGTTGCCTTACTTATCATTAAATATTACCTTTCGTTGTATGCCTATAATAGCTTGCTATTCTCCAGTGGGCTAGTTCTAAACTAGCTATATTGGTGTATACTACGCCTGTCTTTTCAACACAATGTAAAACACCCTTGACGTCATCGCCGTTATCTAACCACACGCCAATATGACTAGGATATTTAGCTGTGCGTAATAAAACAGCGTCCCCGTCCCTTGGTGTATCAACCACGCGCCAATTTTTGAATTCCGACGCCGTATCAAATGTTTTAATCACGTTGCGATGATTATACTCATCGATTATTACCTCATCAGTAGTCACGCCATAATATGTTTTTTGTATATATTTAAAAAACCCGTAGCAATCTACGCCACCGTCATTAAGTATATCTCTACCGCCGAACACCCAAGGTATGCCGATGTAATTAGTCGCCCAATGCATTATTACCTCCCAAGACCTGGGAAACGAGATGGCGTGTATGTATCGTTAGGAAAAGCTTTGTTGGCTAAATCACCGAAGCTTGCTTTTGCTGTTATCTTGTTCACGTTTGCCTCTATCTCACTCAATACTAAATGAAGCGGTGGGTTATGTTGTGGTGTACTTAAATCGTTAGTTAGATACGGGCGGTAAGTCACTTTGATAACTTCTTGCGACTCGACCGCTCGCTCTATATTTTCGATTATTTCGCGACTCACATTGTCAATAGTTATAACTGCACGAGGACTCGCCTTGTCGTCGACGTGCGGTAAATCAATAGTAAACGAATACGCTATAAAAGTAACTTCCTCACCGCCGTTTAGAGGTGCGCCTTGTTCAAGAAATGCCTTTAAATTTTGTTGGTCTGCCACAACCCTTATAGCTATGGGGTTACCGTCATCATCTATAAAAGCGGAGTGGCGTATTTCCAAGGTGTCCAGTAGAACACCTACCGCCGGTGCAGACGCGTACGCTTCTTTTATAGCTTCGGTTAAAGTGGCGTTTGTCATACCTTATCCTTGTGGCTCGTTCGCTATTAATTCAGCTAGCTTAGTTTCAAGAGCTGTATGCTCAGTCTCCAATCTTTTATATTCTGCTAGCTCTTTGTCCTTTTTAACATTGTCGCCCAGCATAACAGCCATTTGATATCGGGATTGGCAAAACATTAATTGGAATTGAAGCTCTCTAATTTCAGTTTCAAGCTCTCTTTTTTCCATCTGCCATTTGTGTTTTAACTCCGCAGGTGTTAAAGGTTTTTTTACCCATTCAGGGTCAATAATAGTTCTTAATCCATATTTTTTTCCCATTTCAGTATCTCTTAATACGATATCACCTTTTAGAAAATCACCTTTTCTTATATTTTTTAACTTATCTGTCATATCCACACAGATTGAGTTTCGGGTTTGGTCTAAACCCCTTGTAATATTTAATACTTCACCATTTTCATTAATTGATATGCATTTTACTATATTTTCATCAGTCATATTTTTATTCCTTTTTAATGATTAACTGTTATAAATCCATTTTCACCAGAAGCACCACTACCGTAATTATAACCCCCTAGGTATGAGCCACCAGCGCCACCATCGCCTACTGTGAAATCATAAACTGTGCCGGCGGGTAGATTAGCTCTGAAAAATACTTGACCCCCTGGATACCCGTGTACGCCTTGTGTATCTACAGAACTGTATCCACTATTATTTGAACTTCCGCCTCTATTGTTTAATGAAAAGGACATAATGGTTGAATTGTTAACTAAAGTATCGGTAAGGTTTGTATGTCCAGTGCCATTAGATACACCTCCTTTACCGCCTTGTGCCGTTATGCCAAGGAAAGTTGTATCTCCGCCATCTGAACCTGCATAATAAGCCGCACCACCGCCACCGGCACCGGCAAGTATGCCTGAAATTTTAAGTGGTAATTCAATGTGATTTTTACCACTAGGTGCGGTGCCACCTAAGTTTGTTTCTTGGTCTGTTAACGACCAAACATTTGCCGCGGTTATATTTGTTGGCAATGAGCCATCTGTATTTCTCGTAAAAAACTTGCCGTTAGTAGTTGTATGGATAGAAGTAGGTAAATAAGAACCTTGTTCCAATTTTGCTTTTGCAATAGAACCGTCACCCAGTCTATCTTTATCTATCGTACCCGTAGTAATATCGTCGGCATTGTATGATATAGCCACTGGGGTTGCCCAAGCTGTACCTGTCCATATTTTCATAGTGTCTGATGAGGTATCGAAATACTGCGCGCCTGTTATAAGTGTACCGCCATCATTATCGGTTGTTGGTGCTGAGCTTTTAGAACCTAAGTATTTTTTATCTATATTAGTCTCAGCCGTTTCTGCCGCCGTTTGTGCTGTTTCAGCCGCTGTTTTAGCCGATACGGCGTTAGTTTCAGCTGTTTCTGCGTTAGTCTCAGCCGTTTCTGCTGCGGTTTGTGCTGTTTCCGCTGCAGTTTGTGCTGTTTCAGCCGCTGTTTTAGCCGATACAGCGTTAGTCTCAGCTGTTTCTGCTGCGGTTTGTGCTGTTTCTGCCGCTGTTTTAGCTGTTTGCGCCTCGTCCCTATAAGTTTCCGCTTCAGTCTCTATTTCATTCAAAACCTTAGCCACAGAGCTGACGTTACCATTGGCTGTCGATACAACAGTTGTATCGTCCCCTTGGACAATGTCCCTAAGTTTCCCGGCGTCCTCTTCGATACTCTCAACTGCGTCGTCCAACTTGTCTTTTAATGTCATATTTATATCCTCTATTTAATAATTACCAATTATAACCCGGAATAGTCGTCTGAACTAATTTACGTAAATCAGACGCAACGTTTGTCAATTCAGTAGGCGTTATGTCACCGTCTAACATTATGTCTAATGCACCCTCGGATAATACAGGCATTTCGCGAACCTCTACGTTAGCCATTACCGTCCAACTCTTATGAGATAACGGCTTAGCCTCATAGGGTTGTAAAAATCGCACTTCGCATAATGTTCTACCTAATCCGTTGTCAAGATACATAGATACCCATTCGCCACCTGCTTTAGCCTTATGTATATACCAAGCCTCAAATAACCCGAATATGTCGCTTTTCATTGCCCATTCGATAGTAACATAACTAGGTGTGCTAGTAAACCTTTGCCTTTGTCTAGCCGCGCCCGACTCCATTTGTGTTCGCGCTATCGACTCCCCAGGTCGTAATCCATACTTAGATATTTTCGGGTCTGGAAATTTAGCATGCCATTCTACTGCGCTCATGTTACTGCCCCTGTTGCTCTATTCAAACCAAATTGTTGCTCTATCGCGTCAGATAAAGAATTACCACCCTCCGATATTTTATTCGCCATTGTGTCGGTAATTTTCTCAATAAAAATATCAATGCTTTCACCGTCCTGCGTGGTGCGCGACTGTACGTTAGCCGTTTCGCCCGCTTGTGGGTATACATTAACTGTAACTTTGCCTTTTCCGCCTTTTAATGCGTCATTAGATGTTACTGTACCGGATTTGTTGCCCATCATCAAAAAGTCCTCGCCTCCGACGGATAACATTTCTGGTCCATTCTCATTAACCTTATACATGCCTCCGCTGAAAACATTACCACCGGTGGCCTTGCCACTTCTAAATTGGCTAGATGAAATAGCCGAGACTTGAACAGCCGTAGCAGCCGCCGCTATTCCGGCAAACGCTGCGCCAAGTATAGGTCCTCCTAGTTCACTACCAAATGTGAACGATGACAATATAGCTTTAGGCGCTTCTATTAACGCAGTTGATAACGCCATAGCTTTTTTAATTTCGAAAAACTCACGGCTGTATTGCGCCGCTTGGTCTATTTGACTTTTAAATATTAAGCCTTGCTCTTTTAATTGTAAGTCGCCTGCTTTTTTGGTTAGGTCTACAGTTAAAAACGCTTCCGTTGCTTCTAATTTTGATTTTTCAGCCAACGCCTTAGCTCTTATTTCAGCTAAATTTTTCTCGTGGGCTTGCAATTGTTCAGCTTCTTTTGCCATAGCGTTATTTTGTTCAAGTAATAACGCCGAAGCTTGCGCTCGCTCTTTTTCTTTAATGCGTAGTATTTCTTGCTTTAGACCCTCTATTTTTTCAGCTCTCGCCATATTACTTACACTTATAGCGTCGGCTACTTTTGCCTCACTGTTAGCCGTAGCCTCTAACTCTTTAGCTAAATTTTTAATTCCATCA